AAGATGTTTGAGAATGTCCAAATAGCCAGGGTGAAAAGTAGGCTCGCCGCCAGATAGGCTAAAATGAAAGCTATTAAAACCGTTGCCACGTGCTTGCCTTTTTATTTCGTCGATTGTTTTGAAACATAGATCAGTCGGTCTATGATCTTTTCTATCCGATCTTGCATAAGGCCAGCAGTAAGAACATTTGTAATTACAGAACCTACCAAGCAACCAGCTAACAGTAAATAGATCACGATACAATAAAGTACGCTGACCAACTGAGACAATGTCTTCAAAAGGAATTTTTGAAAAGTCATAGTTGCTCCACTTTAGATCTTCAGTCATGATTTATTATAACACTTATTTTAAAGTTTGTCAATATAATTTGTTTATATTATTTATTAAATGGTTTCATTTCCGTTTGCTTCGTCAAACTCTAGTACCTCTTTCTTTAGAGAACTTTTATTTTGATTATCTTTCATTTGCATAAATTCTGGTTGAATGCCCGGAGCATGGTAATTAAAAATAGATTTTGCAACCTTATCTTCTCGTGACTTTGGTACACATAGTCCGCATCCGCAATGTGTCTTTGGACAACGTATTAATGGCACTGTGTTAGTATTAAATTGTGTTTCTAATTTATCACAATACTTGTCAAAATCTTTAACAGATGATATTGGTCCTACTTTACCTTCTAAGTTAACCTGACAGGTTTGATGATGCCAAATCTTATCAATCTCTTGATGTATGTACAAGAAGTACCAATTAATCATGCAACTCCATCCTTGAAAGTTATTGTTCTCAACAAAACTACTAGTAGTTCTTTCTCCGTTATCAAACCCTAAATCTAAGTTGCGGCCACCGCAACACGGTCTTCCGATAGATTGTCCTACTTCTTTTTTCTTTTCTGGTTGATTAGTTTCTGGTGTGCTAACTTTTGCAGGAGGATTACTAGCATAATACGCAGGCTCTGGTTCTTTAGCGTTCTTTGCTTTCCAATAGTTTTTAAACCACTTGAGTTGAGTTTCTGTATATGTATGTACAGTCTTATTTTTAACTCCAGATTTTACATCACCTTGGTCGCCGATAACTCTCGGAGTATAATCAACTCCATTTTTATCGCACCAATGTGCAAGATACACACATTCATTAAAATAATCAATGTTCTCATGAAACATGATGTTTATTTTAAAATTATAGTTAGCATCTAACATGGTTTGCAGATTTTCTCTAACTTGCTTCTTCTGTGCTTCTGTGCCTTCACAATGATAACTAACTGTGGTAAAATCGGTGCTGCGCATAACAACTTCTAATTTACGTTTGCTGTAAAATCCGTTAGTAGTTAGAGTACGTTTCCAATGCGGGTATGTTTCTTGCAGATATTCTAAAAATTTAAAAAACTCTGGGTTTACAGTAGGTTCACCGCCTGTAAAACTTGTAGAAATTCTAAATTTTTCATTACGTTTAGAATTATAAATTTCGCTGTATCTTTCTAAACTATCTGCTGTCTTTACCAATTCGACAAAACTTGCTAAATCGCTCCAGTTGTTTTTTCTATGCGGAGGACAATAAGAACACGCAAAAGTACATCTACGCCCTAAGTCCCATATAACCATAAGTTGTTTTTCGGTCTTATCGTCTATACTACATAATCCCATCTATTTTCCTATTTGCTCTAAATTTTTGAGGATGTATTTTACAACAACCCTTTGTTGTTTAACAAAGATTCTACCCAATCAGATTTCCATTCGATGCCATCTAGACCGAAATGGTCCCCTTCGTCTATTGTAAACTTATCAAAATTAACTTTGCCTAGTGTATCATAAACACTATGTTCGCCTGTATTCAACGCAGATCTATGATAAAAATACAGATCTACTTTGTCTTTTATATAGTTGACATATGCTTTATGGTCGAGTAACATTTGTTCATCGGTTAATCGGCTATAATATTCAATTCCAAACTTGTGCTTTTTTCTATTACTATCGAAAAATTTTTTAGATTGTATAGTTCCTATATTAATACGATCTACATATTTCCCATGACTATTGTCTATTGCCCACAAATTTTCACGCTGCTGAGTAAGCATTCTAATTATATTATGAGGTTTCCACCATGTAAATCTGCCAGGACTTGTTATTTGAAATATTACTGTATCAAATTTTTTAATTTTTGTTGCTTGTTCTAATAAATGAGTATGATAAACTATACTAGATCCGCCTGTTCCAAAATTATAAAATTTATGATGAGAGTACTTTTTGCTAAGATGGTTAACCCAATTATTAAAGTTGTCTTCAGATATTCCTTGCGACCAGCTACAGCCAAATACTGCAATATTTTTAGATTTCATATTTTTTAAACTCCGGTAATATATCATACAGATTTTGATTGCGGCTTTGATCTAGTTGTTTACTATAATAATAGAACTTTTCTAGTTTGTCATCCCAATTCTCAGCATTCATATAATCAATAACCCCCTGGACTTTAGGGATATGTGTATAATTAGATAACGTTTTTGTAACTTGTGTTTTTAGTTCTTGTGGCAATACTCTGATGTTCAGTTCTTCTGGATGATTTAAAATGTTCAGATAAATTTTATGTCCAAAAGGTTCAGCCCAATCAAGGAACTCATGCAAACGTGTTATATTGTACATTTGTACTGTACAATGTATTTCGTTTACTACATTATCTAACTGTCTTACTTTTAAAAAGTTTTCTTCAACTTTATTCCAGTTACTAGGATAACGAATATATCTATCTAAGTCTCCTACAGCATCGATACTTACATTACATTTGATTGCTTTAAATTCTTTCCATTTTTCTAGTAGATAGTTTGGAATGTTTGTTAGATTAGTATTGTATTTTATTTTTACTTTTTTTGCACGACCCGAATCTATTATCTTATCAAGTATAAATTCATGTTCTTTGATAATAGTTGGCTCGCCGCCAGTTAGGTATACTTCTTCAATAGTAGGCAATATAGCATCAATATTATCTTCGAATTGCTGATAACGGTACCACGGATAAGTCTTGCCGCTAAGGCGTTGCATCTCGTCATCGGGCAATGGGTCATTAATCAAATGCCATTCGTCTAACCATTGATTACTAGCATAAGGGTTGCACATACGGCATTTGAGATTACACATATTTCCTAATCTAATATCTGCATATACTATGTTTAATTCTGGTGTTTCGGTATATTCTTTATCCTCAAGCCATCTATTCATCCATGCCTGCCGCAGGCTTTCTATGCCAGCATCTTCCTCTTTCCAGCACCTTGAACACATTTCCGGGCGTTCTCCGGCTAACATTTGTTTACGTAGATTTACATAATCCGGACTGTTCCAAACTTTGTCAAGTGGCACCTTACCCATTTTATAAGGTTTGCCAGTTTCAGGATTCTTGATGAAGTTTTTTCCAGGAGTGCTGTTGCAGCAAGGACGAAAGTTTCCACTTGCATTAGTAGCAATATGCATCCACGGAAGATTACAAAATGTTTCTGATGGTGGTGATATTTTACTCATTTGATGTTATTCCAAGTTTACTAATTAACTCAGTTGCTAATAACTCATGTGTGTATTCTTTATAGTGACCTTGGGGATATATATCTTTTTTCTTAGTTGGTTTACTATACTCGTCAAGCGTTGTTGTATTAAAACGTAAATCTTTTAAAGGAACACCTGGCTTAAAACTATTAGCATCGCTTACTAGGTCTATCATATGCACGTTAGGATACAGTGTTTTTATCATATGATATATTCCTGCATTTGCTGCACTCCAAAAGTAATCACATGGCCCGTCTAGTAACATCATTTTATGTAGTTGTTGCAGATGTTTCTGTTTGTGTGTTTTCATCCAGTTAAGATTTCGGTTGCCATCCCATTTTTCTTCGTTAAACATAAATCTATAAATGTGTGTATAACCAACAAATACAATATCATTGTTCCAATCTATATGTTTTTCACGGACAACACTTAGCTCGTGTAATGCACGATCTGCGCCTGCGCCTCTTATTGCATGATTGCATAGTTCGTATCCTAATGACTCTGCAACTTTTCCTGCATATGACAAATGCTTTTCTTCTTGTAATAAGTTTGTAGTCTTGTACAACTCGTCAAGTAAATCTGCCCAATCGTTTCTTACTTTACCAAGGTGTTTATCAGGCACATCCCAAATATGTGTAGTACCTGCATTTTCAATCATCCATTTATTAGGATCAACATACTTTGACACTCCTAGTTCTGTTCCCAGTGTATGACTACAACCAAACGCCCAAACTTTAGGCATAATAAATCTCCTTCAAGTAATCAAATTCAGTGTAATAGTCAAACAAACATTTGTTATTGATTTTATCTTGTGCTCTCATCCATTTAACAAAAGTTTCATCAAACTCTGCGTTTACAGGCTTGTCTAACCATTTTATTATTTTTTCTACACTCTGTGTTGCATGGTGTACTAGTCTGTTAGATGAATGTTGTTTAGTATACTCTAGTCCTATGTAGCAACGTTCTCTTATCAAGTCTTTAAGATTATCGGGCAGATTACAAATGTCCATTACTCCAGGGTACTGTACAAAACTTAGATGTAATCTACTATCAAGTTCTGTCCAAAACTTTAGTACTTTGTCTATTTTGACAGCGTTTAACACATTTACAGTACAAGTAGCATGTAAGTCTAGTTGTTTGTTTTCTATTTGAGTTGCCATCTGTGTTTTTATAGTGTTCCAATTTTCTACAAGTTTTTCTAAGTTGCCGCCTTCACGTAGGTATTCGTATGTGCTCGGATCTGAATCTACACTTACTCTACAAATAACTCTTTTATATAATGGCCAATGTTCTAATACGTTGTTTAGATAGTGCAAGTTTGTACTATATTCAAGTGTGATATTTTGTGCATATGGTTTTAACACTTCCAACATTTCATGATGCATCGGATGCATTAGTGGTTCGCCGCCTGTTATACGTATCATATTTAAGTTAGGTGCGAAACTTTTAAGTTGCTGCATAGTATCTTCGGGCAACTGACTTATACTAAAATTTAAACCAGTTTTAGAAACATCTTTTGCAACTTCGTAAAATTCAGGATCTTTTTTCATTTGAGTTACCCATTGACTGCTAAACTTAGGGCTACAATGTCTACATTTCATATTACACAAGTTACCAAATCTAAATTCCATATCTCGCGGAAAAGGAGGATTTATTAAATCTTCTACATCTTTAAGTGACTGTACTTGCTCTGCATAATCTTCAAGGCAAGTTAACCTAGTACTTTTAATGCCTGCTTCTTCCATTTCCCAACAACTATTGCAGCCTTTAGGTTTTTCACCTGCGAGATGCTGTTGACGAAATTCTTGCCACTTGTCGCTATACCAAATATCTTCTAAATTTGTTTCTGTATAATTACCTAATTGCTCAACACAACGCCAGCACGATGTTGCTGTCCCGTCAGGTTTGATATTCATATGTATAAATGGCATAATACATTGCATACTATAAATTATTTGCCTTAAAAATATCTGCCATTTCAGGAAATGTATCTTCAAATTTCACAGTCCGTTGGCTATCACATAATGTTAAAAATTCTTGCATCTCAGGAAGACGTTGACTCCAATCTTCGCTTTCCATAAAACTAAGAATACCATCTAACCGTTTTATACCATAGTCGGCACTACGCCATTGTTCGTAATCTACTTTGCCTTTGTGCCAACTTGGAATACCTAGCTCCCAGTTATCTTCCCACCAAGGATACCAGGTTTCGTATTTTGCTCTACATTCTTCTTTGAACCATTTAGGCAATACTTTTACATTTAAATGTGCAGGCCAGTATACAAAGTGCTGGCTAATGCCGCCAGCGCCAAATGGCCACATATTAATCTTTTTAAACTTCTGCTCTAGTTTCCATTGTATAAAGTCCGGTAAGTAATATACATTAAGTGCTTGAATAGCCGCTGCAATAGTAACTTCAACATTATTGCTTGTTTGGGTATCAAGTAAATGAAATACTTCTTCTTGTCTACTCCACTTGCTTGGATAACGAATGTAATCGTTCATCTCTTTAATACTGTCAATACTATAGTGGAATCGTACTAGTTTAAATTCTTTCCATAAGTCAAATAAATCATCACGCCATTCAACTCCGTTTGAGTTATATCGTAGTTCAAGATCTTTTGCGTAGCCCATTTTAATAGCATGTTCAAGTATTTCATAGTGTTCTTCAATGATAAGACTTTCGCCGCCTGCAAAATAAATCTGCTGCATACTAGGCATCTGTTCATAAAACTGCTCCCAGAATACAGGATTTTGTTTATGCCAATTATAACTACTGCCGTTAGTGCTGCCTTTGTTGTCCCACTGCATAATTTCTTTGAGGCTTTCGTTTTTTACAGCAGGAAACATTGCCTTCCAATCTTTTATCCATCCCGAGCTATCATGTGGACTACACATAACACATGCTAACTGACACTTAGTACCAAATCGTAAATCAATATATGCCAAGTTAGGTGGCACACTACCGTCTTCATTTGTTTCTTGTAGTATTTTATCTAGATCTACACGCTCACTCCAGTAACGTGTTTCCCACATGCGTTTGCTGCGATGTCCAGCTGCTTCTTCTTTATAACATTTTAAACAGCTAGGTGGCTTTTCGCCCGCAAGCATTTGTTTACGAACATTCTTCATGTAGTCGCTATTCCATGCTGTTTGAAAATCACTAACATTTAAGTTGTTAGGACGTCCTTCATCATCTTTAAGAATGCCTACTTGGCCGCCATGTTCTTTATCGTTAGTTGCGCCGACACTACTAGCATTTGCAGTACAACATACTCGCATACTTCCGTCTGGGCGTGTGCTTAGGTGTACCCAGGGCAATAAACAAAATGTATCTGAAGGATATTTTTTATCTGTCATGCTGTACTTATTTGAACTGTTCAGCAAAAGGATCAAACTCGGCACCGCACTTCATTGCACATACTTTTAATTTGCCGTCTGCACAACTAGGCTTTGCCCAGCTGTCTTGTATACGTTCAAATATGCCTGTGGCAAACACTGCCTCTAGACCGTTCCGTGCTTGTAGGGCGCTTATATCAGGTATAAAGTCCCATATCTGTTCTACTTTAGGATCTTTGTGCCACCATTTATACATTCTACCAGCAGTCCAACAACATGGTAACGCAAAACCTTCTGCTGTAATGAACAAGCTATTTTCTTTTTTAACTTTACAAACTACCGGTGCTGCATCATAATATGCGTCCATAGTGCCATACTTGTTTTTTATTACATCTAGTTTAGATAGTGCTTTGTTTTGATATTTCTGATCTGGTTTTTTAAGTTCTGCTGACTTATTACCTTTACGATCAACTGCTTGATGTGAGTCTTTCTTTTTTGAATCTTGTGTAACAAAACGACCTGTTTTTTTCTTCATAAACTTTTCACATCCCCAAGCAGTAGCAAGTGCTTCTGCTTCTTCAACTTGATGTTGATTGTGTTCAAAGATTAAAAAGTCCCAACGAGCTCTGCCGCCGGCTGCTATAAACGCTTTCATATTACGCTCTACATTGCTCCATACAACACCTTGGCGATATATATGGTTAGTGTTACTGAGACCGTCAACCGAAAAAATAACAGCGCCCATTCTACCAAGGCACGTAGCCAAGTCTCTCCACCATTCTTCATTTTTTGCTCCTGCATTAGTATTCATACTAAGCCACATTTTTTCATTATGTAATCTAAAGTATTTGAATATTTCCAATGTATCTTTAGCAACAATAGGATCTCCTAGGTTGCCACACATGTACATTGTGTCTAGTTGTGCAATAAATGAAGGCGTAAATATTTTTTTACAATCCTCTAGTGAGAGCTCATCTAAATTTATATGTGGGTTGATGCCTTTGCCGTTCATGTTCCGATCACACATAGGACAATTGGCTTGGCAATTCTGTGTAACTTCAAGGTGTATTGATTTTATGTCTGCATAATTATACATTTTTATGATTAAAGTATCTTTGTAAACAAAATTGTAAATTAACTTGATTCATCGAATACTTTTCCATCCAGTCTAAGTTTGGTACCCAGCAATATGAGTCAGGGTCAATTAAAATAACTTTCATATCTGTTGTTACTAACATATTTGTTAGTTTAAGATCAGTATGTAAAAAATACATATTATTATCAAACTTTGCACTATACTCTAAACCTACGTTATTTGCTTGACAAAATGCAAGAGTAGCTCGGATGATAAATTGTTTATTTAACCTTGGATAATAGTAAGGATTCTTTAAAACATTTTCTAAATTATCCAAAATATTAGGAATATACTTCATTGCAAAGGTATAGTCGTCTACTTGATTTAATACTCTTACATGAGTAGTTGCTATCTTTGCAATAGTTCTATAACTAGTAAACCAACCTGGTGACAGTGTTCTATCCTTGTCACCTTTTAAGGTTTTGTAAACTATTTGTTTATCTTCATCTAGTTCTAATAAACTACGTGATGATTCAAAGATTATTTTCATTGTCTAAAACTAACTTAATATTTTTGCCAGGGCCGACTTCACTTGGAAGTCCGCCGTATTCTGTTACATACCATTCAATAACTGCTTTATACCAGTTATGGCTATTATGATGTGCTTGTTTATTAAACTGCCAAATATTATTATTTGTAGCTTGTATTGTAGTTAGCGCACGAGCACTTTCTGTCTGTAGTTGTCTGACTGTAAGATTACTTATATCCAATTAACATAAACCTCCTGTACTTAGGTAGCTTTAGTTCGCCGCTGTATAAAATATTATTCATAGATGCCTTTACTGCAAACTCTTCAATACTTCCTACACAATTTACATGTTCGTCTACTTCAAAAAAATTATTACTTTGTAACACAACTAATCTACCTTTGGGTATTTTATTATACCATTCTTTAAAGTTTTCTATATGCTCACAGCTAGTATTGATAATTGTATCTGGAATATCCGTAATAGGATAACTCATCCTATTATTAGCATTGCTCCAATATTGCCAAGTATGTTCGTTGTAATTTATATCCATAATGTCTTGTGTTAAAGACTTAAACTGCCAATCTTTAACAAACCATTTTTTGTTAAATGTTTCAGCAATACTTGCACAGTTAGGATCAATATCAAAACTTCTAACTTTATCTACTTTGATGTTGCTTTCAAATAACATTGTAGCAAGCGTAGCATACCAACCTGCACATAGAAATACAGTACCTAACTCTACATTTGCTTTTTTAAGTTCATCTACTAACCATAGTTTACTTTGTAGTTGTCCTCTACTAAAACAGTCATCCCAAATCTCTGTTTCATTAACAAAAAAATTTTTAAATGCTGCAACAAACTGTGTATTAACATATCGATCTAGTATAGGCCATAGTTTCCATGTGTTGTCTTCAAGTATAAGTTTACGCAGGTCTTCGTCATCGACTAGTCTAAAAATACTATGTAAATTATCTTCTATTACTGCTTTACGCAGATCTTCTAATTCTCCAGTTACTGTAGATGGTAGTAGTCTAAAAATACTTGACAAATCTTGATCAATGTATGCTCGTCGCAAGTCTGATAATTTTGAATTCGTCGGATATAATAGTTCAAATCTATCTAATAACTCAAATGTCTCCATTGAACTTTTCCAGTAGCCATTCAAAATCGTTTATTTTCTTAAGAGCCTCAATGTCTCCTTGACTTGCTTTGCCGTAAGCACTCCCTGCTTGTGCTCCTCTAAGAGCAAATTCTCCGTAAGGGCGGTCTTTCCCCACTGTCTGCCAGATATGTAATCGATTTTCTGTTTCTTCATTCTTTTGCCTATCAATGATTTTACTTGCAAGTTTTGTACATTCTCTAAATGCACTTTTCCATGTTTCAAATGGTCCTGTATTAAATGCTGTTATATTTGCTAACGGTGGCATTGGTTTAAATTTAGTAGTAATACTTGTAGACATATCAGGCTTGCTAGTATCCATACGCACTGTCATAAGTCTTGGAAAAAGTTTGATTCCGCCATAACCGTATACTAGATCATTTACTGGATTCTTGCTACGCCAAACATGTACATGATCGAGTTGATGACTAGGTACTTCATAGTCAAAATTAAAGTCATCCATAATCATAGCATCACCGTCTACAATCCAAAACATTTTAGTGAAACACTTCTTTGCAGCGGCGATATGTGCTTGATGTATTCCTTTAACGCCGTGGATGCGTTTTGCCATAGGAAACCTACTTTTAAGTGCTTTCCAGTTATCGTCTGCATTAGGTTCTTGGTAACTTATGAAGGTTATATCATACATTATTAACTTGCTCTTTTATCCAGGCATAGGTGTGTTTTAGTCCGTACTCCAAGTCTTCACTCGGTCTCCAATCTAATAACTCTTCAATTAACGCATTATGACTTGTTCTGCCCATTACACCACGTGGGCCGTCTACATTATTAATTTTAATTGTATTCATGCCAGCAATTTGACTTATAAGTGTTGCTAAGTCGTTTATGCTAATTAGTCGTTCACTACCTAAATTAATAGGCACAGTAATATTACTTGCCATAATTTTATCAAGTCCGATTAAACATTCATCTATATATAAAAAGCTACGTGTCTGATTGCCTGGGCCCCATATTTCTATTTCACCAGTCGACTCTGCTACCTTACGACATAATGCCGCTGGAGCTTTTTCTTTACCATCGTTCCAACTACCTTTTGGCCCATATACATTATGTAACCGTACTACTTTACTATCAATTCCGTAGTTCTTTTTATATGTAAGATAAAGGCGTTCACTAAACAGTTTTTCCCAACCATATTCAGTATCTGGATGTGCAGGATAAGCAGTTGACTCTTCACAAGTTGGATTATCTGGATCTAGTTGGTTTCTTTCAGGATAGATGCATGCACTGCTAGTATATAAAACTTTAGGTTTATTTTCAAGATGAGAAATAGTATCTAGTACATTTAAATTAATTTTAGCACTATTATGCATAATGTCTGCATCGTTTTCTTCTGTAAAAATATATCCAGCGCCGCCCATATCAGCTGCTAACTGATACACTTCGTCTACACCTTCAGTAATTACTGCATCAACTGCCATTGATTCTCTTAAATCCTTTACATAGAATTCGTCAGCAGTTGTTTTACCAAATCTAGGTTCTTTAATATCACAGCCTACTACATAATGTCCTTGTAACTTTAAGTAGTTAACTAAGTGGTAACCTATAAAGCCGCCTGCGCCGCAAACAACGATTTTAGCCATTTTCTTCTCCATACTTATGCAAGAATTCATCTAGTTCATTAATACGTAGATTTTGAAATAATTTAAAATTATATTCTAATCTATCGCTAACACCGCGATGAAATTCTTGTAGCTTATTATTATCCCAGTTGTTTATATCCTTACAAATCTGTATAATTTTATTCATTCTATCTTGATAATCATCTTCATCATAGTCTTCGTTCCAATAATCATTAAATGTTTTAAAGCCCATTTTCTTAATGTATTTAAGAGTATGTTTTGGTCCTATTGTAATAAACGGATGCTTAAATATTATAGGCTTCATTGTTTTTTCAGTCATGTGTATAATAGACTCTCTAAAATACGTTTCTGAGGAAAGACTTATGAATGTCTTATCATACCATTCTGCAGGATCAATAAAGTCATCTTCGACTGGAAATTTATGTAAGTTATTGCTATCTAAGATTAACGGCAAACTATGATAAAACTCTTCATAAAACTCTTTGCTGTTTAGTTCTAAGTTATACATACTTGCATGATGAGTCAATCTTTGCATCCAGTGATCAAACGGTAAGTCTTTATCAAAACTCATATGTATTTGATCCATTAAATTATTCTGTAGGAAGTTTGCTAATATTAATGATCTATGGTCTCTAATACGACGGTTCCAATTTAAGAACAATCGATCTTGTGTTCCAAACACGTTTTGTCTTTTTTCAAACTCATTATTTTTTGCTATATCGTTTTGCAAATTTGACAGATACAATCCGACATACTCTATATTAACCATAGTGTCTATACGTTTTCTCTCACAAAAATTATTATAAATTTCTTTACCATTAACACAATTTGTTAGATATATAATTTTGTTTAGCGGAATATGATGATGATTAAAGTACTTGTGTATTAAGTGAAAATCACTATCATCTAAAAAACTTTCGTATATAGTTGATAATACAAAGTATCCTTGTCCTTCTTTAATCTCTGTTAATACTTCTCCGTTAATAACTGACTGCTCAAGAAATCCGTGGTTAATATCCAGTATTCGTCTAAGATGATTTTCTTTATTTGATAACGTAATATCATATAAAAACTTTTTGCCTGCATACTTATCGTAATCAAAAGGTGATACAATTTTACTATTAATTTTACGCTTAATATCACAATACACGGGTGCTTGATCATTTACCGAAGGTGCCGATGATAATGTAACTTCTGGAGAAAACTTTGCAAAATCATATAACGAAGGATTTTTATAGTTATGCAAGGGGCCGTCTGGAGCAATCCAGTTATAAACCCATATTAGCTCTTTCATCTAACTGCTCTACAAATATCAAAAAAGTCAGACATTTCTGGAAAGGCTTCTTTAAAACTATTCCCTCTACGACGATCTTGTTCAGTAAAGAAATTATAAAAGTCTTTACGTCCTTCGATAAGTTTATCATTACTATAATTTGAAGTAGTCATGTAATCAACAACACGCCTAAATTTTTCATATTCCATTTCACTAAAGTGATGCTTGCTATCCTCTTGGATATTATCTTTAATAAATTGTAAATGGCTATCCATGTGTGTAAGATAACTCTTTGGTAAAATATTCATATCATATTGCAATGGTTCTTTAAGATACGGTGTGTCAAAATGTATACGTTGCCAACGACCGCTTTCTTGATTATTATACTTACGGCGCCATTCTAATATCTTTTCTAGTAGCGTTTGAAACGTAGTAACGCAGAATATGTTAAATGTAATCATGAACGTAACTGGTGCTGTAGAGTTTGTTAAAAAATAATCCAAGTTACGTTCAAACACATTTAAATCTAAACCATCTCTTATATACTCGGCACGTGGTCCCCAAGTATCTACACTTGTAAATAATTTAAATGATTTAATCTTATTTTGACTTAGCAAACTGTTTACACTATCTGTGAACTTTGCTAACTGCCGTTCTTTACCACCAAAATTACTATTAACATTAAGCTCTAGATGTGGCTTTGGATCTTTTTCTAGTTCATCAAACAATTTATATGTACTGCGCTGTATTGTAGGCTCACCGCCTGTGATACGTAATATGTTTAATGTCTTACTAAGTTCAGGCCACCATTCCCACCATGCTTTTAAATAAGGATTAGTCTCCTCTTCAAATATCTGAAACCAATCTACATCGCATCTATGATTCTTAACCATATCATACGGTCCATGATCTTTAATTTCTTTATAATACCTGCTACTTGCCTTTGGATGACAATATCCGCAACGAAAATTACATTCGTTACCGAAACTAATTTCAATGTATTCAGGATTAACATTGAAGTCCCAAGGATTATTCTTAACTTCTTCAAAGCGATCTTTAGTATAAATGCTTTTAGTTCTAATATGTCTATCGCTAATATAATCAGGACCCATTTGTTCAATATTCCAACAGTACTGGCATCCTACGCACTTTTTACCTTCAAGCATTTCTTTACGCTCGAGTTTTTTAAACGTAGTATTGTGTAATGCGCTCGGGTTACCTTTTATTTCATTAGAATCAATTTGATGCGGTCGAGGATGATAACAACTATGCGTTTCACCTGTTTGGAAATATATGTTAGCATGATACCATTTTGCAAAACAAAATGTCGGGCTAAACTCTGCGTCAGTTTTTGACAGCACTTCTTGTATTTGATCTTTTTCAGACATAGTTACTCGGGATTGATAAATTGTTGATTAGCATTTCGGCTTGGGTTTTGATATACTAATTTAAAAAAATTACTTGCATTTACACTTAGCGGGTCGACATCAATCGGCATGTCTAGCTCTTGTATAAGTTTACGTCCATACTCTCTTATATGATCTAATAATTTATCTTCGTGTATACATAACTGATCCCAATACTCGTTAAGCCAGGTAAAATCTCTTACATTTACAAAATTCCAGTCTGTACACATAGTTTTATACAGTCCTTCTCTAGCACCGTATATTGCCCAAAGTCCATTCTTTGTATCTGCACCTACCATAAGCCAGATATAAAGACGATGCAGATTCTTCCAATGTCCTTTGAGCAAATCAACTTTATTTGGTCTAAGTCCTCGATCAAGTGTCATTTTAACGCCTTCTCTAAATCCAGCTCGCCATGCTTGTTGAGGTGTGGCATTATTCATAATTTCTGAATAAATGCCGTTCATCTGTATATATTGAACATCCCAGCAAAAATCTACTTGCGCTTGTTCATTTTTTGGATCAGCATTTTCGTGTGTACGCATATTAAGTACAAACTGTTTAGGCCAACATTTAATACCGCCATTGCCGTATATTAATCCATTTATTGTATTTTTAGCTGTCCAACTAATTACACTTTTTTCTAAATCAGCATGCTGGTTGAAGTCAATTTCTTGATTTAAAAAAGTTTGATCAATAATGTTATCGCCGTCGATAGTAATAAATCTATCTGTTTCACTTACATTGGCACATGCCTTGTGTGCAGCGTCGGATCCTTCGACTCCGTGTACACGCTTAACCCACGGAACTTTGCGACACAGGTCGGAATAATTTTGTTCTGCATTTGGCTCATCATATGACAAGTATATAATATCACAATCGGTAACTCTAAATTTTTTATTCATGTTTTAACCCTGTATGCATAACTGTCTAAATATCTGTTTGTAAATATACTTACATCCTTGCCATGTTCTTCCCAGTCGTATATGAACGGTATAGGTATACCAGGACTGTCTAATAAATCTTTAAGATTTATTCCTATACTCCTATACAAAATGTTAGGATCATGTAATCGGGTTATATTAAAGAATAGTTTTTTATTATGTAAGTCTTGTATTCTTCTAAAGCTGGCATCTTCTTTAAGGCTAAATGCGATCGAGATAAACCATTGCTTGTTACGTAAGTCTTGCTCGATATAACAATCATCAGTTTCAATACCTTTTACATAACTGTAGAGGTAGTTATCTTTTAAAAACTTCTCTCCCAAAATTTCTAAAGGTTCAAAATCTAGATGTATGTTTTTATCTCTATATAATTTAACGTCATTTACTACTAATTCATAATCATCAGTATTAAACTCTACATTCATTGATATATTATTAATTGCTTTATATACATTTTTATTGTACCATACATGCTGACCTGTTGTATGTTCTAATTCTTTATACCATACATCAACGTGCATACCTTTATAGATTTCTTTATGATAGTAGTCAGTAAATACTTTCTTAACTTCGTATATTTTACTTCGTATATCGTGTGTTCTTAATTTAAAATCTGCACGTTTTAATACATACATTTTTTGTGAATTATCATAGGTAACTATGTAGTCACTATATTTGTAGCGTCCTTCTAAAATGTTTCTAACTTGCTCATGCTCTACTTTAAGAACTTGATATTCGTTTATTTGCTCAGTATTAGAGATAGACATAATCTCACCTGACAATTCATTATAATAAACATAACTATAAATTGTGGATTTAATACTTTTATTAATACGCTGTAGTACATTAACTAACATTTAGTAACCTTTCAATATCGATATTTTTAAGAAAGTTTTTCTCAGTGTAATGAAAAATACCTGATTGTAAATGATTACCAAGTTTTAATTTACAATCCATGTCTAAGTATACACCAACCGAATCTTGCCAGCTATTAGTAACATGTATCCAATCCTGTATATATGGTTTCATATGTACAAATGTTATTTCAGTATTTTGTTTATTGCTAACTTTATTTTCTATGTCAAGTATAAGAACTGCTAATGCTGCTGCAACATCTATACTTAGATTAGGAGGAGTGTTATTAGGTAAAAAATTATTATAAAATAATTCCCAGTTTTTACAAATTAACTCTAGCATATCGAAAAATTTATCTGCTAGTTTTGTCTTCTTAAAATAATACATACCAGTATATATATTTGGTAAATTATTACTAGTAAATGCTTTTCGATAAGTATCACTAGATGCAATCTTGTTTCGATATGTCTTAACATTTGTTGTAAAATACAGATCATACTTATTAAAGTAGTTCCACCATTCTGAAATATCCTGTAAGAATAACATGTCAGTATCAAGTACAACTGTTTCGTCATACGGAGTACAATGATAAACTTTCCAACGGTTTTCTACTTTCCAACTTGTGTTCGCTGCATCGTCTCCGTAAGGTATTGGAATAATATGATCAAATAGATTTTTATATTCATTAGGAATCGTATCGTTTGTAAGAATAGAAATCTTTTCGTTAGGATTAAATTTGTGTAAACTTGCTGCGAGATAACATGCTTGCTTAACGTAGTCATCAAATACGATTGGCTTTAGCTCGTATAAGTGATTAAAGAATAAAATGTTATCGCCTGCTTTGGCATCTTCAAATACTAATGACTTATTATTATCTTCGTACAATTTTACATTTGGTAATATTAGTTCAGCAGTTGTATTGTCGATGGTTACTGAATCTTCAAACATTCGATATACTGTATTATTTACAAATACATGTTGGCCCTTAATATACTCTAATCCTTCGTAATGAATATCAACATGTATTCCTTTATATATCGATTGTAAATCATAAGGTATGGCATCATCTTCGATATCAACTGTGTAAATTTTATTATTGGATAAAACTAAGTCATTCTTATGTGCTCGATAATAAGTTAAGTACGAGTTTTCGTCATCGATTAATAATATGTTACTGATAATTTTTGTTAGATGTAAGTCATCAAACTTAGTATTTAACGAACTAGTTTGATCTACTTTATATACAGCTCTATCTTTGTAGATATGTTGACCTTTAATGTAAGATAACTTCTGGTACCATACATCAACGTGTATACCTTCGTATTGAGGTAGTAAAGTATGTTTCGGCGGCACTCTAAAATCATAATCGATATTATTTTGTGCTACAACTAAAAAACCCTTACTCATTATCGATAATTCTTCCTAAACTAAATTTATTCATAATATGTACATTTAAGCCACTTGTAGAAATTGCTGTGTACTGTCCTTCGAAATTTTTCTTTTGAACTAAGAACATTAAATAATCATTATTAATTTTCCATGCAACATCTCTGTCGGTTGTATAGTAATGCTTTCCGGGCAATTTATCTACAATTTCATTGTTACTTTGAAAGCCATTCATAATATGTATTGCTATACTAAATGCAAAATCGTTTCTAAACAAGTCAGCATTTATATCATAGATACTTTGATAATAATTCCAATTTTCTTCTATGTGATCAATAAGATTAAAATAGATATCGTTCTTTTCATTCTTTTCAAAGTATACCACAGTTGCCCAGTAGAAGTCTATACCCTTGTCACTGATATATTCAAACTCTCTTTCATCTCTAACTTGTGCAATATCTACACTTTCTTTATACATCATTAGATCAGAGTCCATATCAAAGCAATTATTAAGTATACTGTTTGATAATATATAGTCAGTGTCCATTAATATTGTCTTATCATACGGCGAGAGATGATATGCGGTTGATCTACTATAATTTTTAAACATTAATATTTTGTGTGACAATGCGCCATCAAAATAAAACTTTTTATTTTCTACATTTCGATAATCTGTAGATATTACTTTATCAAATACATCATGTGCTATTTTAGATACATAGTCTTCACTATCAGTAATTAAAGTTACGGGTAAATTAAGGTACTTCTTTATCCTTCCCGCACAATAGATTGCCTGTTTTACATAATCTACAGTACCGTTGTTATTAGCAATTAATACTACGCCCTTACTCATCTTCTACTAATGACTCAATATCACGCTTTTTTGATAGGCTCATGTATTTTTGATGATAACTGTTTGAAGATTCAAAATATCTTGTCAGTACTTCTTCTAAGAACTTTTCTAAGTCGTTAATCTCAATCGGAGTATCGTTGTCATCAACTAATACAATATTTTCAACATTGCCCTTTTCTACAAGTAACGTCACAAACGTAATTAATTCTTTAGTAATAGTAAACTGTCCACCTTGGACAAAGTAAAGCAACGATTGAAAGTAATTTTCTTTAATCATTCTTTTTTGATTATTAATTGTTGTAATGAAATTCGAAAACTCTATAGCTTTTGATAATCGTTCGTCCATAATACACTCCTATTTTGTATATTATAGCATAAAAAGTTTAAGGTGTCAAGAGCCTGATGATAAATTTGTTAGTACAGTATAAGTAGGTTCATTAACTTTAACAGTATCTCTCATAGTTCCGTTAATATCTACTTCGCCCCAAGGCTTAATTGCACTAATCTGACTTGAGGTTGTTCCAAGTACAGGTTCGTCGATGTCAGCGCCGCCTGATCCAAAACCTGAGTTTGCATCATCAAACGTGATTCGAAACTTAATCGAGGTGTTATCAACATCAGCTGCTTCGATAGTATATAAATTTGGTGAATATACTGCTGCATATGCATTAAATAATAACGAATACGAAGAGCTAGGCATATTGTAATTACCCCATTTGCCTAGACCAGTTGTTGTTGCACCTTCTATTTGAAAAGTATCATTAAATGCAAAATCAAGTGACCCGTAGTCAAGTACACTAGCCCAGTCGCTACCTTTTGAACTTGCATCTCCTGCTAATTCTGCAGATATTCGTATTTTGCCGCCGGCATTAAAGTAATGACGTCTATGATCTGCATCATCCCATGTTAATTTAAACTCATGTACAATTTGCTGATTCCATCCAGATGTTCTTGTTTCAGTAAAATACAACACTTCTTCAACTTGTGAAGAATGTACTAAGTGCTTGTCCGTTTCCATAGCAGCAACTAGACCTTCTAATCCTAATAAATAATTTAGATCAATCTTTTGCGCATTTACATTATTTTCTTTGTCACCGATTACAAAAGGATCTATTGTAAAATTTTCTGCGCCTACTTGATGTATACGTGTTCTAACAATATCAATGTATAAGTCTTCATACATCTGAGCTGTAATTTTATCTTCTCCTGGAACTGGCACCCACTGATCACTAATAACAAGATTACCATATCCTGTCTGTGGAGAGTTACTAGTAGTATTACCTAGAATTGAATGTACATTTTCTTGTATGTCGTTATAATTCTGGGCGGTAATTTTTGTAGTTGATGATGGCATGTTAGTAGTCTTCCGATATCTCTGTAACTATTTCATATACTGGCGGTGGTACTTCTACGTTAAATATATTATCTTCTGCTTCTGCAAATGTTCCTTTTGGTCGAAAAATGCCAAGCTCTGCTGTTAATGATCCTGCAACTGCATTGTCAACTGTGCCGCTTGCTACAACATCGTCATACAAATATCTAAATTCAATAATGTTGTCACTGTTTAACTTTGCTTGTATACTAAACATATTAGCTGCATAAACTCCGGACAAAAAAGATCCGTTGCTTGATTTTGTAAATATAGTTTGATAATCATAAGTTAACTGATCATTTCCAATTAAACGACCCTGACCTTGTACTGTAGTGATTGTTTCATTATAATTAAATTTAACAACACTCGCTGATGCTAATAAATCAGCCCAATCGCCTGACTTAAGACCATCTGGATTTTCTAACTCTGTTTGAAATCTAATTTCGCCGCCTGCGTTAAAAAAACTTCTACGATGGTGAAAATCATCAAATACTACTTTACCTACAAATCTAATTGATTCGTTCCATGGATCTGTTCTTAACGAAGTCATTCCTGTTTCGTATACACCTTGTGAATAATGGCATATTAATCTGTCTTCTTGTATCTTTGTCATAAGATCTTCAAGGTCTGCTATACCTTTAGCAAAACCTTCTGGATCTATTGTTTGAACACCGTCGTTATCTACGAAAAAGCTTTCGCCATCTGCAATTACATTAAGATCTTTTATGATACGAGTATTTTTAATAATATCAGTTATTTCATTGCCGCCAACACCTACTTGGTGTATTCTAGCTCTTAAAATATCAACGTAAAGATTGTTTATATCATTTGCTGTAGCAACACTTCGATTATCCGCCGGATCAGTTGACACTTGGTAGCTAGTTAACGCAGGGCCATAATTTCCTGTGCTTTTCTGAAATCCTTGCAGATATCCAAAATCGCCGGCGCCAAAGCCAAGGATCTGATCAATTGCAGTCTGCAATTGATTAACTCTCTCTGCTGTAACTATGTCTCCAACGGCCATTTTAAATCCTAAAAAATTGTAGTAACTTCGTAATACGGTGCAGGTACTTCTACATTTAAGTATATATCATCTAGATTAGGAAAAGTACCTTTAGAACGAACATGGCCTATTTGACTACGCAAAGTTCCGTTGACTGTATCAAACGAACTGTCGCTTGCTGCATCGTCAAATGTCATTCTAAATTGTATTTCAGATGATGACAGTTCCTTTGCACTTACTGAATACGAGTTATCAACATATTGCCCACTACTATACTCGCCTCGGCTTTCTTTTTTATACAACGGTTGCAAAACTGAACTGTCTAAATAATTATCGTATGTAGATGTTAATTGATAATTTCCCTTATCGCTTAATACAGTCGGCGGCTGTGTAGTATCAGTGCTGGTCGATGTTGTAAAATTATGACCAAACTGTACTACACCAGCAGTAGCAACAATTTGTGACCAATCTAATGATTTATTCCCAGCTGGATTCTCTAATACTGCACTCATTTCAATTATGCCGCCGCTATTAAAAAAGTGTCGACGATGATTTGCATTACGAAATCTAACAATAACTTCGTGTATTAATTTATAGTCCCACGGTCGTACTCTGAATATAGAGTTGCCTGTTTCTGAAACTTTCATTGACGAATGTATGTCATATTTGTTTACTTCAACCAATGTCATCATTCTTTCAAAATCAGCCATTCCTTTTAGTGCGCCATCAGGATCAATTGAGGTATATCGAACTCCGTTAGTATCTGTAAAGATTTCGCCGCCTGCATTAAATAAATTACTTGTTTCATTTGCTATTAGGCTTTGATTTGGAAATAGTCTTGCATTTCGAATAACAGGTGTAATTTCATTATTCTCTAAACCAATTTGATGTATACGTGCTCGTAATATATCTATATAAAGTTCGTTTAAATTTTCAGCAGTAACAATATTTCGTACACTTTCGTCTAAACGAGAAACTTCACGACTTGATACCCGGCCTCCATAGCCGGATAATCCTTGTCCGTAACCATTTGTTGATGTGCCGTTGCCGAGTATAGATGCAATTCTATTTTGCAGAAGGTTAAACCTTGACGCTGTTATTAAACTGCCAAAGGACATATTATTTCCTTATACTTTAAGAACGCACTCTACTAGTTTTTCATTTTCATCTAAGTTTGTTTCTAGTGCTACGCCAACTAGTGCAGTAGTTTCGATAGTACGACATACACCTTCGTTCCATGCATATACTGCTTGGCCTTTTTTGACTGGACCATTTACTCTTACAGGCAAACGTCCTTTAAGTCCAATGTACTGACCTTCAGCTTCGCAATTCATCATTAATGCAGGGTCTGTTGATACTACACCAATGCAAAGATTACTTGCTCTTGCTGGCATTACTTCATACTCATCTTTAATTGAAACTGCAACTGCTGTTCCTGCTGGTAGTTCTTTTTCTGTTGTGTATTTTTCTGCAAGGTCAGCGTAACGAGCTTGTGTTGCAGTACCAGTGATAATGTTTGCTTCTATATTACCACTACCGTCTCGTGAAACAAGTTTATTTGGAGTCGGAGCATAGCTACCTGATTGGTATACAGTTGTGCCATCTTCAACATATAATTCTGTTGCTTTATCAGTAATACCTCTAAAATTAGTTGCATGCACTTCACTAAATGCAGTGTTAAGAGTACCTAATGTAATTGAATTATCAACAGCTGGTAACATCATATTATGTTTTACAGTAATTGAATGAATTCCTGTGCCACTTGGATCGGTTGCTTTGAAACGTATTTCACTATTATTACCTGTTTGATTTTCAATAACTGCTTTATCATCTGACTCAACATACATTCTTAAATCAAGTCCGTTACCAATAGTTAATCCTGTGTCGGAAAAAGTAACAGTATTAGCAAAGTTTGGCGCTGAAACAGTTAGATATTCAGATGCATTAATTCCACCTAATTTTGCTGCATTTGAAGCTGTGCCGTGGTATTGAAATACTCTATCTGCAACTTCTGCACTGTTTGTAACACCAGCATCAGCATTCATAGTCCATTTTAATGTTAATCCCTTGCGTATTCTGTCAAACCCTTCAATTGGATTAACTGCATTTAACGTAAATTCACTTGAGCTAATAATGTATATAATAGTGTCATCAACAACAGCTTGAATAATACTTTTTGATGCACCAGTTGTATCTTGTACTTCTGCACTAATCATGTTAGTAACACCTGTACCTGCAACTTGTGGACCTACAAGTACAAAGTCACCTGTTGCATTTAATACATATAGCTGTTGTGTGCTATTATTCCACCAAAAGTCACCTTCAGATAATCCATTTGGAGTAATTGCGTTAACTTCTGATCCGCCTGTAGCTTTCCAGTACCCTACTCCTGGAAGTGCATTATCATTTGCAACAAAATATTTAATTTTGTTTAATGTAGTATCAAACCAAATTTGTCCTCTAATAGCTCTTGTAGGTGCATTGCCGCCTGCAAAGTTTTCAAGTAAGAAAAGCAAGTTTTCGTTTTGAATTTCGCCGTAGCCTGCATAGTTTTTACCTATAAGCTTAAGGTTAGTTGTTTGATCCAATGTGCCGTCCTCAACAATTGCTAATTGTGAGTTATCAAATCTATCTATTTGGTATGCCATACTAGTTTTCCTCTAATTTATTGTATGTATTTATCTATTAATACTGTGTTGTCTGTTGATGGACCCATGTTGGTGCTGTTGCACCTGTGCCTGGATCAAAATATTCTTCAATTTCGTACTCTAAAAGCTGCCTATTCGGTGATGCAAAGTCAATATTACTAAACGCAATATCTCGCACAACAGGCTGGTTAAGTGACCCGCCAGCGTCAACTGCCACTGTGTTAACATTTTTAGCACTATCAATATTAATTTGAATACTCGAATAACTAACTGTATGAATTCTTGCAATCTTACCAATGTTACGTGATTCAGCTGGAAACAAATCTTGAATATAGCCTGCTAATGTTGTATAGTAATTTAAGTTTCCAGCGTCACTATCAAACCCAGTAACATCAAATGTAAGTGTCAACGGAGCTGTTAGGAACGAACTATCAACATAAATTTTATTTGCAGCATCTTGATTTAATTCCGGTGGTGCAAGATTTCTTATCTTGCGACCTTGTATTAAATTAATGTCGCCGCCGGCGCTAATATTAATATCACTTTGACTGTTTATTGCTAACGATGTAGTTGATGTAATAGTATTACCGTCAAAGTTTAAATTGTCAACGTTTAAACTAACTAGAGTACCGATTCTAACAAGGTCATCTGCAAAGGTAATATTCTGTAAACTTTCGCCTGCAATTTTTGTTTGGCCGGCGATTGTTAACGCACCAGTTTCACTTTCAATATTAATATCTTTGTTAAAGTACCATGCTCCTTCAGGCTTAGATGGAGTATTTTTCCATACAATAGTCTTATCACCTTCAGTTGATCTTAAAACAATACCGCCGCCATATGCAATTGTATCAGGTCCAGCTTCGCCGTCACCTGTAACTGCAAGTTTAATACTTTTATCCAAAACTTGTAATGACGTAACTTCAACACTTAACTGTTCACCTTCAACTGTCAAGTTACCGGTAATTCGACAATCACCTTCAACATCAAAAGTATACTGAGGTAATCTGTCAACATTAAAGATACCCATTCTACCTTCACTAGCATCAATACGTATAGCATCGACAATTTGTCCTTGTGCTGCGCCGGAACGCACTCGAATTCTTAAATCACTTGCGTTTAAACTATTTTCTATAAAGAAATCATTACCTTGTGGGCGCATATTTACAACATTGTTTGATGCTGTTGAAAATTGCAAACCATTTGAATTTCTAATTTCAAGTTTACCTAATGTAAGACTATTTGTATCACTTCTTAAAAACTGATCTGATGTTAAAAATCCGCCGTCACTTGTTTCTAATTTAGCAGTAGATTCTGCAACACCAATAAATTTAAAGTTAGTTTTATCAAAAACATTAAAACCTTGGAAAATAATACCATTAGGATTACTATCATTTACAAGCTGTGGCACTTGTTCTGTGATAGTTGGAATAAATTCTACATTACTAAATAATCCAACTTCGGCGTTAGCAATAAACAATTTTATAACTGCAACATTAGCACCTGTTGTACTTCTAATATTTTCTACAAATATTCCACTTTTACCCTGAGCAGTTGTATAGCTAGGTCCAATAAGTAATGGATCGCCAGTACCGTCGAAAAAGTATAGTTGATCATCTCTACTGTTAAACCAAAAGTCTCCTTCAGTAAGCTCAGCAGGTCTAGTACCTTGTACAAACGGCTCTCCTGTTGATTTCCATTGTGTACCTGTATATAGTTTTAATTTTTCACTTGATGTATCCCACCATAGTTGTCCACTTAACGGGTTACTTGGTGCAGCAGTGTTAGCAAAATTTTCTAGTAGTTTAATAAAGTTTTCGTTAAAAACTTCTCCATAACCTCTATAACCTCTACCGACTAACGTTAAGTTGGTACTGTTACTATCAATTTTGCCGTCTATTAGATCTACTAATATTGTGCCATCTGTTTTGTTAAGTTGATAACTCATGAATCGTTCCCGTGATATATAATATAATTAAGAGACAAGTACGGGTTCATAACGCTGAGAGGAACACTAAGTCCGTCTCCGGTGTTTACGCCGCCTGTAATTGGTTTACCTTGATATGACGAAACACCTGCTTCAATTGCAAGCGGTTCTGCGTCAGTGTCCGTAAGTAAAGTGCCTGGATTATTAGGATCTTCAGAACGTGGAGATATTGAATAAAACTGACTTTCTTGTCCTGCTAATTTATGCCCATGCTCTGGTAAGTTTTTAGTTGTTATTGATGTAGATTGCGAACCAAGCGCAGCGCCAATTTTTTCTGCGCCAATTCCAGTAAATGCATTACCGATAATACTAAAAGTTTTTATTCCGTTATTTTGTACCGAATCAACAGTAATTATTAAATCGTGTGTTGGTGTTGCGCCACCAAATATAACACCTGAAACAACAATCTTATCAGCTATTTGATAATTTTGTCCCGGATTAGTTACTTGTACACTATAAGTTCCGTTATTTGCTTGTACAGAAAATACAGCATCTGATCCTGTACCAATAGTGTTAATACCTTGAATATTAGTGAAACTTTGTATCGAACCTGTTACTCTGTTTGCCGGAGTACCGCCCATATTATCAACACCTAATGGCATGCGCCCGCGCATATCTGGGATAGCAAATGTTAAATCACCTCCGTCTGCTAATAATGACGGATCTAAGAAATTATGCTTAATTACTTGCCATAGATTGTTGTAAGATGACTTTTGTACTACTGTACCATCACATATTAACCACCCGTCTGGTGCTTCAATGCCGCCAAACGGTAGTATAGAGCCTACTGGTGTAATGGGAACAGTTTTAATAAAGTCTTGTTTCGTGACTCGACGTACACCGGTATCACCTGTTGTTACGTTAACAAGTATTTCATCAGCGCCTGCAACATTAGTAGTTTTATCTCTTGAGGCAATAAAACTGTTTTTAATCGCAATATTAAATGTTTTAGTGTTGCCGCCGGTTGACCCATCAAAATCAAAACTTGATTCTTCTACATCACCTGATAATGTAAATGTAGTCGATGTAGCTAACTTGTTTGACTTGTCTGCAATTCCATTTAATCTACCTGTAACATCACCTGTAACTGATCCAATAAAGTTAGACGAGTATACATTATTAAATCTAGTGTCTTCTGATCCAATGTTGTATTGCTCAGTTACTGATGGAAGCATATTGTTTCCAATTGTGCTAACTCCTGCTACTGAAAAGTCGCCGCCTACATTTAAACTTTGCGCAATACCGGCTCCGCCTAATGTTTGAATAGCACCTGTGTTAATATTTGTACTTTCAGTAGTTGAATATACCTGAAGAGTACCTTCTTTATTTTCTGATGAAATTTCACCTGGTGTAATTTTAACATTGCCAATAACGTGTAATTCTGATTCCGGTGCTGTATTGTTTATTCCAACTTTTCTAGCACTGGTAGCTCTTAGTACAGGATTAAACGCTTGGTTGTCTCTAAGAATCAAATCAATCGAGCTAACATCTTTGTTATTTCTAATCTCAATATTAGATCCATTAACACGTATACTAAGCTGGTCTTCAGATCCAACTTTTAAACCTTCATTAGTTTTAACACGAAGTTCGTTATTAATAGTTCCAGCAGTATCAGTTCTAATAAAATTTTCAGCAGCGATTGTTTCTGAACCTGTTGGTGTGCTAACAACTAATGCTCTTGACTTTTCTGCAACGCCGACAAATTTAATTGGATTATTCTCTTCAAATGGTGTTTCGTCTCTAATTGTGAGGCCTTTTTGTATTTGTGAGAAGCCATCAATTTTAGCCTTTGGCGTAAAGTTTGTTCCGCTTAAAATTGCATACGGGACATTTTCTAAATAAAGTGTAAAAACTTTTACTATATCATCACTAGTAGTAATAATTTCTTCAGTCTTGCCGCCTGTTAATAGACCTAAGGATGTCTCTGGTCCAATTAGTATCCATCCGCTTCCGGTATAAACAAATAATTGTTGGTTATTAATATCAACCCACAAGTCACCTGGCGTAGATTGTGATGCAGAAGGCTTAATAGAAGATTTTGTAAATCCGCTTGCTGTTTTCCACTGTGTACTATCATAAACTTTAAGTTGACTTTCAATACCACTAGTGTCATACCAAAGCTGACCTTCGACCGGTGCCGACGGCTCATTTGGTGATGCAAAGTTTTCTAATAAATTTAAAAAGTTTTCTGCAACAGCTTTACCGTATCCGGTAGAATTCTTGCCTGGAATTTGTAAACTTGTATCATTGTTAATCAAACTATCTTCAACAATAATTACACCCTTATTAGCTTCATCGCTATATCGAACTTCATATGGCATTAACTATTACCTCCTGAAAGACTCTGTATTCTTACCGTATAATCAATTTGGATTAATCTGTTAAGTGACTTTTGAATAGGATGAAAAATTACATGTGTAATTAAGCGTCCATCTGCATCTGGATCGCTTGATTTACTTCTCAATCCCAATTCGTCAAATACATAATCGCCGTTCATATCTGTTGCATTGTCAAACGCATCTTGCTCATTTGGTTCACCATAGTCAAGTAAACAACTAATAAGTACATCTGTATAGTTTGTTCCGCTTACATGTCTTGTTTCGACATAGTTATTATTTGGATTTCTATTAAGTGACCCGTCATCAATTACAACTTTACTATAAGTTTTGTTATAAAGGCTTGCTGTTGCGCCCGTGCTGTTTGGCGTCAAGTATGATATGATGCCTGTAGGATCAACTGATGTCCCACCATTGCCAAAGTTCATTTCGTATATGAAACCTTGACTCATATTTGCAATACTTTCTGCTAATGCTACACTCATATTTTCGTAGTGTATAGCATTTCTTTTTTGTACCAAAATTTCACCATTCGTTGGGTCATATATCTTAATATGACCTTGAATTGAAACTCCGTTTAAATCGCTTATACTATTCATTATTCTTGTTTCCTATACTGTATTTATTAGTTTCCTGCTCTTAGGAAAAATCCTATACCAGTTTCTGTTTCTGTTATTGACTCGCCTAGGCGATGCCAAATGTTTCCTTTTTTTCTTACAATTACAATGTTTTTATTTTCAAACGCCATAATTGACGGGTTAATAATATTAATTTTTGCCTGCGTATCGTTATTAAAATATTCAATTTCAAAATCTGCAGGAACAATAACATCAGCTTCCGGTGAATCTAATCCTAAAGTTGGATCAAATTTATCTATAGATTTTGAATTTAAACGTATACCATTGACAAATACTTCAAACTCATCACTTGTTAATGGTAAAAAGTTTAAATCAACTGTATCTACATTAGTAGCTGTTTGACTTTGTGTAGTATCAACATAAGGCACCAACTTTCTCAAATCAGAAACAATAACATCTGTTCCTACTGGAATAATAGTTGATACTCCTGTTCCCAACGTACCTCTTCTAATTTGCTTTAATGTATTACCTTCTTTTATATAATATTCAATACGTTCTTTATTAATAAACAATACCCCTGGAATATTCTTTGTTCTATCAGGCTCAAGTAAATTACTTGCATCGTCTACTTCGATTGATAAACTATACTGTGTAATTGCTTTTGTTGTTTTAGTTGGTGATGTGTCAATTCTACTGTAAGATGTTTTATTAAGAATGTCTTTAAAAATTCTATATTGAACTAATGTTGAATCTGCACCAATAGTAGTAACTTGAATATCGAGTGTATCTTGCACCTGTCCTGGAACAAGCTCTTCGACACTTTTACTAGTTTCTGGTGTTACAAAGCTATCGCCGTCGACTACTATTTCTTCTGCTGTTATACCCTTTGCATTTGTATAGTTTAATGATCCACCATCTAAATCTAAATCATATGTTCTAGCATCTGTTTGAATACTTCCGTCACTTGTAGTTTTTCGTATAACAATATTAACCCTATCTTCATTTGCCTTCTTTGTTGAAGTAATGTTAAGGTCAGATAAGTAAACAACCTGTGTGCTACCGTCGCCAACAATACTAGCACACACTGCGTCTAAGTTCTGTACTGCACTTGTTCCGTAATCAGGATCATCTAATCGTTGATTTGAAACTATATTACCTGCAACATTATAACTTACTCTATATGCATTATAAATTACATTATCTTCTAGAGGCTTATCAAGTATAATTGCAGACGAATCGTCTAACATATGAACTTCGTCTTCGTATACGCTATTAAACTCGTCCCAAACATCAGTGAACCAGCCTTGTGTATCCCAGCCAATATTAGTGTCAAAGTTAAAACTCTTAACTTCAACTCCGCCGTAGTCAATACCGTCCATTAGTTGTGCTAAGTCGTTACCAAAATTATTATCACCACTAGTGTAAGCAAATTTAATTCTATCTACTGCATTCAGCATTGATAAATTTTTCTTATAAGTTATTACAAGATTACCGTCTACTACAGGTGCTGTATCAAACACTATTTCACCATTATATCGTGTGTAACTTTTTGATGTATCTTTTTTATTTGAAATAGTATACTGACTACTTAGAACATCGTTTTCATTTACAGTTACTACAACTGTGCTCCTGTCTAAGTTGATTGGATATTTTAATTCAAATTTAGTCCTATTACCCGATCCTACAAATGTTTCTACCATATCTAATGTATTAGTATTAATAAGACTATCTACACTTGTTCTGTCAAACTTTACAGACGTTAAAACTGTTCTTGCTAAACTGTCGCCTATTATTGCTATTGCCTTAGCTACGGTTCCTTCTGAATTAGGAGGATTTGTAATTACAACAGTAGGAGGTAATGTATAATTTTTACCTTTATTAGTAATAACTATATTTGTAATTTTACCATACCCTACATATGCCTGTGCTGTTGCGCCAGTACCGTTGCCAATAATTTCAACTTTTGGAGGTAATATATATTCTGTTCCAGGGTCTAAAATAATGATTTCAGTAATTGATGTACCTATATTATCAGTCCAATTTTTTCTAGGATAATCATTTAATAATTTACTAGATGTAACTAATTTACCGTCTTTAACTTTTACCGCTACTGGAGTAATTTTATTAGTTAATGAATCAAAATACGGAGGTAAGTCAAAATCTGTTGTACTAAGCGGTAGCTGCTCAGTGTTTTTATAGTTACTCACAAATTCTCTAATATTAGTTTTGTAAGGTTTAACTTCTTCGATATATTTTTTAAAATTATCTAAGTTATCAACATTAAATGTAGTGTCCTTAGTTAGTGTTCCAGCTAGGTGTTTAACTTTAACAAAACTTGTTTTAAAGAACCAATCTGGATTTTGCTCTGTAAGAATGTATCTTAGTGATGCAATAAATAACTGATTATATTCTAATTTTAAAGATTTAATAAGAATATTATCCCTAATAGCTTCTAAAATTATACGCATTTCTTTTCTAGGATCGATATCATATAATGATGAATCAAAACTTTTATTATCAAAGCCCGACTCACTAGTAACTGATGTATACAAATTATTTTTAAAATTAATTGTGCCGTTTTCTCTAGCAATAATTTGATAGTTGTTAGCGTAAGGTTCAAACACTTCTGTTTTTACCTTTTTCAGTAATGTCCAGCCGCCAGTGCCGTGATTTTCAATTTTTACAATACTTCCGAGTTGATCATTTAGATCTGCTAATTCATAACTATTATTTACAATACGATCTGGTGTAGTAAGTACGCTATAGCCTTCTTTATACCAATCAACATATTTCCAATATCTAGTAACGTTATAACCTTGTATCTTAACTCTATTCCACTTTAATTCTATATCATCGTATGAATATATAGCCCATTTACCTTGTATAGCTGTGTCAGCTTCGACTAAGACACTAAACAAGCGTACTTTAACTTGTGTATTTTCAGCATAGTTACTACCTGCTGACAGAACTTCGACTGCTGTTACTTGTCCTAAATTGTTAATAGTCGACCTTAATAATGCATCTTGGCCTTGCCCAATAATTGTAAGTGTTGGGGGAGTTTTGTATCCTTTACCCGGATCTAATATTTCAACTCTGATAAGTTTGCCATTTGTAATAATTGCTTTTAGTTTTGCTTGCTTTACCTTTGTTCCAATAACTGATAATTGTGTTTCATTATCAACCATTAAATCAAACACACTAGACTGAATACTTGGCATTGGATCTAAACTATTTAATGCCGACGTATCAAAATTTTCTGTAATTAAATTTCTATCTAATACATAGTTAACACGTTCAATAAATTGCTTTAATGCTTCGTTGCGATTTTTAAACATACCCTGTCTTGGCGATGATTGTACACCATACTTTTGTTTTTCAGTTAACAAAATATCCGGAACTGGCCTATTATTAACATCAAAACCAATTAAACTATCAAACCATTTTAATTCAATGTTACTCGAAGGTAAACTGGTATCAAGTCCGTCGGTAATTAGTTTATATGCCAAATGCTGATTTTGTACTTTACTATTATTATCAAAACGTATTGCAAGTACAATGTCGTCATTGTATATTAATGAAGAACAATTATTTAAGACTAACCTATTATCAGATAATAAACTTACATATCTATAACCCTGTTGCCTTGGCGTAGCAATTAGCCTTGCAATATCTAATGTTGTAAGTGTACGAGACTTAATTGAAGGAAGTATTTTTGAATTCTTAACCCAATAAAAGTACTTTTCAGTAAATGTTTGACTTTCACTATCGTATACAAACTTTTTGCTATATTGATCATCACCGTATAATGTTGTGCCACTAATTCCTTGTGCTAATCCGTCAGCAGTATCTGTAATACTATCCCATACACTTGGTAATAATTCCGATCCAACCCATTCGCATACATCAATACTAGCATTAGGCTGTAGTTCATTCCAATTATCTTTTTGATAATTAATATCACCTTGGTAAGGATATGTAAATGTCGCCGTAGACGTATTCCACCATACTAAACCAACTTGCTCTTCTTCCCAATAAAATGTATTAGCTGAAGCGCCTATGTTGTACATAGCCGGATCAAATGGAACTTTAAACTTAATATTCTTTTCAGCAGGACCTGCTATTTTTCCTTGTATAGGATCGATATAATCTAAGTATGACACAACAGAGTTACTACGTCTATTATACAAAAACACACCTTTAATTTTATCTAAGTCGACTGGATTAATGCGTTCTCTTAATAGTTTCCATCCTTTATCGGCTTTATTTTTTCTATAATCGTATAATGCACCAGTATATAGATTATTTTCCTTTGCCGGAACTGCTACATATATATGATTCTCATTTAATATTACTTTTTCTCTAAATGTATCAGTTACATTATCGTATGCAATGCTTTCAGAGAATATTAATTTATCTCTTACATTTTCATATATGTAAACTACACCTGGATCATAATTAACTTTCTGGAATTCTGTTTGATCTAAATCAAATAATGTTTCGTCACCGTCGAAAATAGTTGTTGTAAGAATACGTCCAGCAAAGCTTGTTATTGATAAAACTTCAGTTCCGTAAGATACCGAGTACCCAAAGTTAAGTGAAACTGTATTTCTAGGCGGATCAAGTACTTGGCTTAATTCAAACTGGCCATTGACTGTTGAATATACATGTACTCTACCAAAATTATTTCCTACTTCGCTATTATGCGGTTCAGAAATTGCTAACTTATCGCCAGTTGGAGATATGTCAAAACTATATCCCCATTCTCTAGGATTTGTAGGCTCTGGTATAGTCTGACTTAGAATATACCTGCCGTCTAATTCTAATCTATAAACTAGTATTTCAACACGAATACTACTATCAGGATTTTCTTTTTTAACTTTTGTAATCAGTACTTCACCTGCATCACTCATTACAAAGTCTTCTATGAAGCTAACCATATTAGATGTATCAAAAGTTACATCACTATCGATAATATTACTAGATAAGTTTGGAATAAAGTTTTGATATTCGACTGTTGTTTGCAATAGTTCCCAAGCTATCGAAGTTACTGGATTATTACTTTCATTTATTTCACTCGACGGAGAAATATTAGTTTTAGCTCTATACTGCTTTCCTTCATGTAATACTATGCTATCAATTTTGTATTCTTCAGAAACGCTCCATATACCTTTATAATCAGTATCAATTACTCGTCTCCAACTTATTGGACCGAACGAGTTAGTATTAAGTATAGTGCCGTCATTTTGTGTTGTTGCAGTTAATGATTCTTTAGCAATATAATATTTGCCAGCAAATAATACAGTTTCACCGATTGTATAGGAATTATTTCTATTCCAGTTTCCTCTAAACACCGAACCATCTAACGATCTATTTTCAAAATATTCAATACATCCTGGATTATTTGAATCACCAGATCCAGAACTAGCAACATATAATTTATATCCTGTTCCTGAAGAAATTATCTTTACTTTTTTACCAAAATGTGAATTAGGAACTTCAAAATTTTGTTCACTAACTATTTGTGCAACTCTTTCAAAGTTATCCGGTGCTGATTTGTAATATATAATTACTAATCCTTGATTAATTACACCGTTTGATAGATTGGCGCTTGCTTTTACTGCGGCGCCTTCTGGTGTAGTAATGTTATAAACTTGCTCCCAGTCACTATTTAAACTGCTCGGAATGTTAGCTAATGATTCAGCGCCTATAACTCCGAAAGTTTCTGTAAAGAACAGATATTCCTTGCCCTTAATTACACCTAAACTAGTTTGATCAAACATTGCATCTTGCTTGAATACTAAAAACTTACCAACATTTGTAGCTGATGGTACTACAACTGCATTTGTAAAATTTTCTAAGTCTTTAACTACGCCAACTTCTCTACCAGCTACTGGATCGTTAGGGTCTGTTGGTCTAAATCTACGGATTTTGTATTCTTCAACATTTTCTTCTAACGACCAATCACCTGCTGTTATTTTAATGTATGCTCTTACACGTTGTAGATTTAGATCTCCAAACGTTTTTACATAAAGTACTTCAGCAGTATTTGCAGTAGTAATAAAATCATTAGCTAATTTACCTAATGGATCTCTTAGACGCTGTGCATCCTTTAATATGTCTCCAACTTCGATTGTAAAAATACTTCCTTCAACAGCTTCATACTCAAAGTCAAGATATCCGTCCCATATATCGTATACTTGCTGTTCTTTATTAATATCAGCAAATTTAAATCCAGCTTCATGTACATTATTATTTTTATTGTATAGATAAAAATTATAAGACGGATTATTCTCGTCGCCTACTGCAACAAATTTTGATTCTACTGACTGTGTAAAGTCTGTACTAACTCTAGTGAGCCATAAATCGCTTTCTTTTTCTGAATTACTTAAATGCTCTATGATACTTGCTAATGATCGATCGCCTGCAACAACGCCAACTGATGCTAACGTATCTGTGATATTAAAATATTCATTACGACCCTCAATACTCGGTGTATATGTATCACTATTGAATAAATCTTTATATACTAATCCTTGTCCTTGATCAAATGTATTTTCGCCATTGTTATATGACACTGTGTCTATTTTCCAATAACCATTAAACGACTCGTCAAAGCCGTAATTAACTTCATTAAAATTACCAATTTGATCTAATACCCCAGTACTAGTTGATTCAACATATATTTCGCCTGTTGGATTAACTGTACCTTTTACATTAGTAAGATACAAGTTTAGATTACCATCATTAGATCCTATATACGTTATTTCACCAGTTGACGATCCTAAATTAGTTGTAAACATTCTAACTCTATCACCAATTTGTGGTGTTTTGAAATAATTATCAACTTTAATTATATTGTCAATTTTGGCAGATATTGTGTGTAAACTTTCAATAAACGCCTTATCTAATTCAGCAATTTCGCCATTCCACGGTAAGTATGTATTTTCGTAAATATCACTATTACTATTCCATTGTAATTTTAATTTATCACCCGGCTTACTTCCCAGATATTGGTCAGTCGGTGCCCTAACAATAATGTGATCAGTAGTTACATTTGACAATGTAGGATTACCAGTACTTAATAAGTTAATTATTGTACTATCATCATCGGTTCTATTTAATATTTGTAAATAACTATCAAATGTACTGTACGTTACTTGTCCACGCTTTGCATAAATGTTTGCGTTTGCTCTCCATAGACTTTCTTTATATTTTACAATATCCCATTTTTGATAATCTCGATCTTCAGCATAGAGTCCTTTAAAGAATGTTTTTACATTACTTGCATACGGTACACCTACTGCTAGATATAGTCCGTCATCAGATATTGAAATACTTTCTCCATACTGTGTACTATCGCCTTCATAGAAATCATACGAATTAGTTAATGTTTGTGCTAACCCCAAATCTTCATTATCTTGGTTACGTCTATAGTAGAACACCTTGCCATTATCTGCTTCCGGTGACGCTATAAATAATTCTTTATTGTCTTTACTAACTGTTATTTCTTTTGCAAAGTTTTGATCAATTGCAGATAAATCTGATGCAAGTGCCGGATCTTGTGGATTAATTGAAGACGTTACTGATTTGTATACTGCTTGATTGTCTAAAACTGCCCAAGTGTTATTTCCATAATCATCAATCCATGCTTTTTGATTATCAAATATCGAATTTTGTGCAATGTCATTAAATGCATTAAAGTCTTGTACTCTAACAGATCTAAGCACCGATAACGAAAACTCTTCGTCAAGAAAATCAATAAAATCATTTGAGTCAGGTATAATAATTGTTATCTTTTCATAATCAATTTCTTTAACTTCAAAATAACCAAATATATTATAGAGCTGTGCATCTGTAATAGCAACATAATCACCTTGCACAATGCTATACAAACTATTTTGTCTAACAGTTAGCACAGCAGTAGTTTGATCAAAGTCGTCTTTTTCAGAATCTTGTAGTAACTCTCTTACTACAAATTGACTATCGATAATCTGATAAACATTCCAATCGTTCGGTACTTGATTTGTTATCCAAATATACTGCCCTGGTAATAATAAATTATTATCAACTGTTTTTAGATCGTTAATTGATTCAGTTTTATATTCAACGTCATCTTCATGAACGTACCCTCGGCTCTCTGAGAATTCTTCTAAGATTTTTGTAGGGAATACATTAAATGTTTTATCAATAGGACGATCTAAAAGTTCATGTGTTCGCACTCGATATACTGTATCAAATAAGTCATTTGGAATGTAATCTAAAATTTCAATCGATTGTGGCGATTCTCTCATTTCGTCTTGTTTTAAAACAATTTCAATCTGTGATGATGTGTCTGAACCATAACGACCGTTTTGTACTGCCCATTCTTCATAAAACTGTATTGTTTCATCATTTCCTTTTAACGAATTGAATAAATTATCAATTGAGTTTCTTGTGCCTTTATCCTGTATCATTCCTTGATAAAATTTATATTGAGATATATCATCGTTAATAATGTTAGCAAGGTAATCACGTTTTTGATAGCCAGTAATATGTTGTGCTAGTCGTTGTTGAGATGAATCAAAACTATCGCTTTCGGTATCATAGAAATCTGTAAATTGATTAATTCTATAATCAAAGTTAGTCATCATTTGAGATTCTGGTTTATCGTTTAATCTAAGCCAATAGTTATAATTAAAATCTACTGCACCAGATACCTGGTATAAAGCAACATAGTAGAATTCTTTATGCTTTACAAGATTGCCAATTTCATAATCTTGCCAAGGTTCCCATTCTGTTACCTTTGCATCGTCGTATATAAATCCTGGAATATTAAGACTACCGTCCCAGTTATCACTTCTGTAGCCTATTACTTTCAGACGTTCTTGTCTATACCCGGTGCTTGGTTGATAGATAATGTCATTAAAGATTGTTTCGTTGTCAATTAATATAACATGCTCTTTTTGTACAAGAGGTAACTTTAAATTATATATACCGTTAGTAGAATTCTTTATTTTAAGACTAAAACTGTTTTTATCTCTTAGAATACTACTAAAATTTCTTTGCAATGGCTGAGCGTTTTCATTTTGTAAACTATATTTGTAAAAATTATCGTAAATGTCATCAACAATTGCATAATCTTGCTTAAAGTTTAACTCATACGCTGCTGGGCTTAATCTAAGAGTTGTACCGTCTGACCATCCTTGCGCTACCCAATATAAAAATTGTTTAGCCGAATTAGTCCAATTAATTACTTCATTAGTATCGGTGTCAAAATAATCAAACGTAAACCCTTTTGTTTCTAAATATTTTCCATATCCTATAATATGATCAAGGACACCTTGTACATTTTTAAATAATGTACCATATGGTATTTCACTAACCTGTTGGCTAAATTGCTTCTTTAAAGATCCGCTAACACCAGCTTCGCTTATTACTACATCAGAATTTGTAGAAACTGGGTTATATACCGAGAAATATGTAGTTTCGTCATCGTAGCCTTTAATTGTAAAACCGTTTTTTACTTTTTCTATTATAAGACCAGTATAAACTACACTGTCAACTGGAGAGCTTGTGTTAAGTAAAACTTCGACATTTTCTTCAGGAACAAAAATGTTTGAATTTTCTTTTTGTGATGGACTTTTGCTATCGAGAATAATTTTAATTTTAGATTTATCTGTATATCCTGCAAGTTTAAATCCTAATTTATTTTGTAAATTAACGACATTATATTTGTAATCAGTGTAAACTTTTAATACGTTACTTCCAATTAGATTATGAATAAAGTTAACTAGTCCACTAGTTAATATAGTAGTAGTGTCATTTTGTGTGCTCGGAAATTGTAGATCGGGCAATGTAATCGGTTTATCAGTTGCATCATATACGTACTGATTTGCTAAGTTTTTCTTAATTCGACTAGTATCATATCCATTACCTATAAATTCTGCAGGTCTATTTAATAACACTGCTTTTATAATACTAAACGGATATTCACTACTTTTTCTCCATGCATTTTCTACAGGAGCATGATCGCCAAATTTAAACTCTTCACTAGTTGTAGACAGTTGTATATTTTTAGCATAGTTAGCATCAACTGGAGACTTTAATTTACCTTGGCTGTCTACTGGGAGGAAATCTTTTAATCCCGGTCTAGCATATCTGTCTAGTATTTTAATTTGCTTGCCTGGTTCTCTTACTACACCCTGTTCAATGTCAGTCCATAAAATACTATTGTTACTAGTATATGGCGAAGCACCGTACTGCTCATCCCACCACTTAGGCTTAACTGTGAATCCAATCATCTCCCAAGGATGTGTATGGGGACGATCAGTATCAAATACTTCAATATATGCGCCGCGCCAGAACCCCGGAAGTAATCTGCCATCGACTCTACTTGTACTTTGACTATAGTTAAAAGTAAACTGATTATTCTCATTATAAAACGGATTAGCTGAGTAATCAATACCATTTACTTTATTCCATACAATAAAATCCTTTAACAGTACTCTATTAATAGTTTCAGAATCAATACCAGAAGTTCTAAATTTACCTGACAAATATTCGTCAATATTAATTAATGTAGTATTATAATCAATTTTAATATTATTAAATATTCTAGCTTCTAAATCTAAAAACAGCGAGTCGCGATAGTCTTTAAATGCCTGTATTCTGCTACCGTCATGTCCTACAATCATAGCTTTACCGAGCGGATATTCGTCAATTTCAATATCTACCATAACACCGGACTGTAGTAAACTTGCCGGAGCGTAAAAAATTGTACTTGAACCTTTAATTTTAACTGTTTTTACTGCTCCATCGGGATCTGCTGCTTTAGCATATCCTCTATCTACGTAAAGCGGTGCAAACCATCCTCTATGAAGCGAGTCTTCACTTTCACCGTAAACCTTATAAGCCGAAAACGTTTTAGGCGCTGTTCCTTGTGACGATAACCACTCCTCATCTATAACTAATTCAGGATGATAAGCTGGATATAATCCTAATTTACTCGGAGTAGGAGGAATAAAAGATCCATCAGTTTGATTATATTCATAAATTTCTAATTTATCGTCAACATCTAATTTTAATTCAATTTTTACGAAATTTTCTTCAACAAAAATATAATCTTTATTATGAATTAACTGTCTACCATTATGATAAACATTAACTGCTTTTGAACTTAGAGTATCCATTGAAAATACTTCAGTTAACGAGTAATAAGGATTACTTGTATCAAAAACAGTATAATCTATTTTTTTAGATCCTTTATAACCTAACATATCTGAGAAGTAAAAAGACTGTGTATTAAGTTTATCTTTATTAAGATTATCTAAAACTGCATCAACATGCGGTTTTATTTCTCCATCAAATCCTAGTGTCGAACTAATGTTAAAAAAGTTTCTTTTAAATTTATTGTATTCAGCATTTGCATGCTCTATTGCTCTTACAATATTATAATCTTTATTAGTAATAGAATATATAGGTAAATTAAGCGGGCCAGTATGTTTAATAAAACGCTTGCCAAACTGATCAATATCTCCTAGATCTCTTAAATTACTATTTCCTGGAAATTCTCCAGCATAATTTGGAATATCTTCTATCATAGAATTTAAATGATCTGATACTTCTCCGAGTGTGAAACTAGAAATATCCAAATTACTTGGATTTCTCTCAAGATTAATTGGAAATTCGTAATATCCATTATTATTTTTAGATGACTGGCTGTGTGTCTTAATTACTAAAAAATCATCTATAGCTAAATCGTTGTCAAATCTAACAATTAATTTAGAATTAATTCTATTTAATTGATAATCGGTTCGTAAATTAGTATTAACAAAAACTGAAACTTCGACATCGTTTAAACTACTGGCATTATTATATACATCAATTTGAAAATCGTTTTGTTGAGATATATTACTTGTATATTCTCGAATAACTTTTTGTTTTGTTATAGTCGGAATACTGCTCCAACCGTTAACATATCGATAATCAGTACGTGTTGTATACTTTTTTAAGAATCCTGTATTAATCGATTTAGTTTTTACTACATCTCCATCTTCGTATGTAAATGTATCATTTTCTAAATTAAAATCAAAAACAATATCACCTGAATTATTAATGTTTCTATAACTTAATGGAAATCCTAAAACTGTATCAGAAACACCAGATCCTTGCTTATAAGAAAATAACTTTGTTCCCTTAAAAGTTGTACTATCGTATACTGTTAAATCAGAATACTGTAATCCATCATTCCCACATATATCAAATAATGGTGGTTGATTTATTTTTGTTTTTTCTTGGCTTTGTTTCCACTCAGCGCCGGTAAAGTAGTAAAAACGTCCTTTGTTTTTTGTACCATCTTTTACAAGCACGTTTTCATTCTCTAGCGGTAACGTGTCACTAGGTTCGATTAAACTGATTATGTTATCATTAACAATGCGAACAAAGTTTACTTCGTATATTTTGCCTTTAACTCTTATATCAGTATCAGCAGTAAATAGAACACGCATACCTTGTACTAATTCAACACCGTCAACATTATACCCCAACGACCCTTCGATTACTGAAAATATATCAGTAGTAAATGTGTCAATTAAGTCAACATTTTGTTTAAACTCTGTTCCGTAATTATGTAATTTAAGATTTGATTCGAACTCAATTATTGGTCTTGATGCTTTTTGAGTTTCGTCTATTGAATCTTGTACGCTGTTATATGTGTTTGTTGCTTCTAATACAGACTTATGAAACCATCTATTTGATCTAGTCCAACTATTCCTGTCATTACTTGAACGATTAATTGTTATGTAGTCTGAATTTTGAGGGAACCCGGTAGAAGTTGCGAACGGTTTTTTATCAAATTGTTCTGTGTCAAATTCTACAACCTCGTTATTACTGTAACTTAATGGTAATAGCAAATCGTCAATCGGTATTAACTCAATAGCAGTACCAACTCCTTCGACATAATATGACGAATCTGCATATTTTTTAGGACTAGTATTTCCTCTAAAACTAACTTTTAGTCCGTTTGTGAATTCTACTCCGTTTGCACTTTTATAATACTTTGCACCTATAATATCTTGCTCAACATCTAAAAACGTATTTTCTTCAATATCGTATATTCTAAATTCACCACTTGTGTCTATATTATTTTGACTAACATAAAACAGTCTATCTGGTGCATTATACGGAATTGTGAATTCTATAACACCCTTTTCAATATAAGCATTTGCAACTTCGTCGCCTGCCTTACCTATTTTTTTAATACCGTTAGGATATAGTGTACTACTGTTTTGTGGATCATCAATTGTAACACCTCCTTCTTCAGGAAGTATAATATAGTCACCCGCGTCGTAAACTTCGCCAAACACTTCGGCATCAAATTGACCATCTGATCTTAGTCCTTCTGATGTTGCTATAAT